GGTTCAATATCTTTTAAAATCCTGCTTTGCCTAGCATCTGAATAATCTTTGATTACAACACCAGTACCTACTCTTTTTTCCTTTACATCAACATAGTCACTAGCCCATCTGTAAAAGTTTTGATATTTACTCCACAGAAAAGGTGTCAATGACCACTGGTGATATAACTGACTGAAACTCTCAGGGCTTGGTGTTCCACTCATCAGAATTATACTGTTATATCTAAGCTGCAAAATATTCTGGTATCGTTGAGATGGTTTTGGAAATGCTCCCACACTATGAGCTTCATCAACGATGATCATATTCCAACTTGTTCCCTTGAAATTTTTTAACTGTTCAAAGTTAGTTATGGATACTACCTTTTCAAGATTCATCTTCTCAACATCACTTTTTATACTTGGGATTGCTTTTTTCTTAGTGATCACCAACACCTTCTCAAGTGCCATATTTTTGACAACAGATAATGCAACTAGCGTCTTGCCTGTTCTACATTCACCACTAAGATATGCACATTTTTTAATCTGACAAAGCCTGGTCAACTTCCTACTGGCTGCTTTTTGATATTCCCTTAATTTAATCATTGACTATACTAGATTTAGTGGTATCTTACCCTATAGTTACACATAATCAACCCTAAATATGGAACAAGAGCAAACTTTAAAAACAATCAATATTCAACTTTCTCAAGGGCAGATAAAATGGCTTGATGATAACAAAGGGTCTGAATCAAGATCCTGTTTACTCAGATTAATAGTTTCTGAAAAAATGGAGCAGGCTGCATAATAATGGATATAAAAGAAGAACTGCTTGGACTTCCCAAGCACTGGGGTTTTGTTGCCGTTCAAAATAAAAGACCTTATCAAAACGATTGGCAAAATAACCCACTTACACGCTCACAACTATTTAAAGAAATATCCTCTAAAAGATCCACTGGTATCGGTGTATGTGCGGGAATTAATTCAGGTGGTTTACTTTTCCTTGACCATGATGGCCCATCAGCTGCAAAAATATTAGGTGAATGGGGGTTTTCTCTTTCCTCACTACCTCCATCATGGATGGTAACATCTGGTCGGGTCGGTAGATTTCAAATAATTTACCAAGTTCCAGAAAAATATTGGTCACAAATAAAAACACGCAAATTTCAGACAGGTGTAAAAGATGAAGATGGTTCTGTTGAACAAATAGAACTTCGATGGAATGGTACTCAATCAATAGTGTCTGGAAAACATCCAAAAACTGATGGCTACAGGTGGATGGAAAATCGCTCGCCAAGAGATCTTAAAATTGCAGAAGCTCCACTTGAAATAATAAAAAAGATGATGGAGCAAAAGAAACAAAAAACAAAAGCTCCTCAAATACAAACTCTTAACTCAGATTCTGATAAAGCACGTTCTCTTCTTCAATCAATTAATCCTAATCGGTTAGATGATTACGATGCTTGGCTAAAGATAGGCATGGCTGCACATTCAGTTGGCGATAATTCACTTCTCCATGATTGGGAACAATTATCACAAAAAAATAGCAAATATCAATCAGGAGAATGTGAAAAGAAATGGCAATCCTTTAAGTCATCTGGGGTTTCTTTAGGTACTCTCCAAAAGTTCGCCTCAGAAGATGGTTGGACTCCACCACCACGCTCTTTTCCTACATCAATAAAACCAACAGAAGAAGCAACACCAGTTCCTCGTAAATTAGAACAACTTACTTCACAGGAATTAATAAACTTTTTAAGAAACTTAAAACAGGAAATTAGATTTAATACCTTTTCTCATTCAATAGAGATGGATGGCAAAGTAATAAAAAATATTGAACTTTTTTATTTAACCCTCGCAGAACTTGGTTACAAAGTACCGAAAGAAATGGCAATTGATTGCCTTCTTAAAGTTGCCCATGAGAATGAATATGATCCAGTAAAGCTATATCTTGATCATTGCTATAACGAAATCCAACCAACATACATAGATAGACTTGCCTCAACATATTTAAGGCCACAAGATCAAAACCTTAAAGAACCGACAATATATGATGTGATGCTGAAACTTACTCTCATAAATGCAGTAAGAAGAGTTTATATTCCAGGTTGTAAGCATGATTCAGCAACTGTTCTACAAGGTTCTCAAGGCATAAAGAAATCATCATTCTGGCAAACCCTCTTCGGACCCTTCTTTTCAGATGCTCTCGGTGATATTTCTTCAAAAGATGATCTACTTGTCCTACATCGTTCATGGGGAATGGAATGGTCAGAAATTGACGGGGTCACAAGTCGCAAACACGCTGGAACAATAAAAGCTTTTCTATCAAGATCCACAGACCTGTTAAGAGTCCCTTATGGTAAATCCGTTGAAGAGTGGCCTAGAAGAGGCATTATTGTCGGATCAACTAATAAAGAATCAGGGTTATTAATAGATGACACAGGTAATAGGCGCTTCCATATAATCCCAGTTACGACAAAATCAATCGACCTCGACTCGCTACAACTTGAACGTGACTCGATTTTTTCCGCTGCGGTTCATGCCTTTAAAAATAAAGAATCACATTTTCTCTCTTACGAACAGGAAAATCAGATTGAAAAAGAAAATCTTGGTTACATGGTTGATTCTCCTTGGCTTTCGGTAATAACTAACTACTTGAACGATCCAGCTAATGCTATGAAAGATATTACAACTGAGCTTTTATTATCAGAAGCAGTAGAGAAACCAATCGAAAGACAAACAAAATCTGACATCATGACTGTCTCATCCATTCTCAGATCCTTACAATATGAACGCAAAAGAAAACGCATACAGGGAACACCTAAATGGGTGTGGTTCTCACCTGTTCTCTCACCTGTTCTCACCTCTGGGAACGCTTAAAATCCCTGCTATCACTATCTTATATATATATGTTCTCTATGTTCTCTATGTTTTTTATATATATATAATAATAGATAATATAGGGGGATATATAGGGTTAGGTAAGTCTTAAGCATTCTTGGGTACACTTAAGAACGTGAGAACACCTCCTAGTCTCAAATGAGTCTTAAATTACACAAATATTCATATTTTCGCTTTTCCGTGTAACATCTATGTAATGGCTAAAAAAGGTACAAAAGTAGAAACTGTTATTAGGTCACGCAAACTTGGCGAGATCATCGCTAAAGGTGGCCGTAGATCTGATTGTGTACGTTATGCCTCAGAAAACTGGGGGGTAGGTGAAAGAACTGTTGATAAATATCTAGAGATAGCTAGAGCCGAAATGAAAGCAGATTGGGATATGGAAAGACCTGAAATGGTGGCGAATCTTTTAGCCCAAGCTTCAACGCTTCAGATGGAAGCAAGAGAAAAAGGTCATTTACATATTGCCCTTGGTGCGATCAATACAGCAGCTAGACTTGCACAGATTATTTCGTGAGCATTTTAGATACAGTTCAACCTGGAAAAGTTTTATATGAGATTGGTGCATATAATCTTCCTACAACGCAACAAACGATAGAAAGAATTTATCAGGATTTATTACCTCATCAAGAAAAATTCTGTGCAGATACGCAACATAGAAAGTTAGCTCTTGTCTGTGGATTCGGTGCTGGCAAAACTTATGCTTTATGTTCAAAGGCTGTAATGCTTGCCTGTTTAAATATCGGTCATGTATCCGCTGTTTTCCAGCCAACGGCGCCGATGCTTCGGGACATTTTAATTCGCACATTTAACGAACTATTAGACCAATGGCAAATACCTTACACATTCAGAGCATCACCGCTTCCTGAGTATCAACTCTCTTGGGAGGAAGGAACACACACTATTTTGTTAAGGACAATGCTGACATATCAACGTCTCCGAGGACAAAATCTTTGTGCAGTGGGATTTGATGAGGCAGACACTATCCCAAAACGAGATGCGGAAAGTGCCATGAACATGGCACTTGCAAGACTTAGATCTGGAAATGTTCAACAGTTTTATGCAACAACAACTCCCGAAGGTCATGGCTGGGCTTTTGAAACATTTGAAAAAAATAGAAAATCTGACACTGCATTGATACAAGCAAAAACGGCTGATAACCCTTTTCTTCCAGATACATTCATTCCGTCTTTGTATGAGAATTATCCACCACAGTTGATAAAGGCTTATCTTCTTGGACAATGGGTTAACCTCACCAGCGGTCAGGTTTATGATCGTTTTGACCGTAATCATCATGTCATAAACAAAATACCGTTTGATATCAAGATGGAAGTTTTAAGAATTGGGGTGGACTTTAACGTGATGAATTGTAATGCCGTGGTCGGTGTCAAGTCTGGAGACAAGTTAATCATCATAGATGAAATATCAAAACAAAATGATACAGATGCGTTGGCACAGGAAATACTCAGGCGTTATCCTTCAAACAGAATATTAGTTTACCCAGACGCAAGTGGATCAGCACGTTCGACAATCAATGCCTCGAAAACAGACATCGCAATACTCGAAAGTTACGGCTTCAGTTCAATGGCTCTCAAGAGCAACCCCTTTATCAAAGATCGAGTTGCAACCCTCAATGCGTTATTACAGAACGGCAAAGGGGAACGACGTTTGGCGATTCATGCCAGTTGCTCTCGTTTGATTGAGTGTCTTGAATTGCAAAGCTACGATGAAAAAACAGGAGATCCAGATAAATTGAATGGCTATGATCACCACGTTGATGCCTTAGGGTATCTCTGTTACAGAGAATTTAATTTGCTTTATGGTAGGGCAGGCAAGCCAACTGGTATTAGAATATATTAAAAGCAATGGTACTATGAGGAAAAACCGTGTATAGCTCACTAAATATTTACAATCAGCCTGTAACACTAGCTCCTACAACGGTTGCGAGTCCTAATGCTGCGTATCAGAGAATGGCAAATTTCTGGAGTTTGATTGAAGATTTAAAGGAAGGAACATATAAAATTAGAAGTGAACATAGAAAATATTTACCGCAAGAAAGTCGAGAGACAGACGATAGTTACGATGTCAGACTCAGCAGAAGCACAGTAGTTCCCTATCTGCAACGAATCGAGAAAATGTTGTCAGGTATGTTAGTCAGAAAACCAATCAGACTTGATGATGTATCTGATTTAGTTAGAGAGCAGCTTTTTGATGTAGACCTTGAGGGCAATGATCTCAATGTGTGGTTATATCAAACAGCTAGAGTTGCGATTTCTTTTGGTCATGTTGGTGTTTTAGTTGATGCCCCGAAAGATGGAGAAAAGGCAAGGCCATATTGGGTTACTTATGCTCCTAAAGATATCCTCGGTTGGAGAACAGAAATTGTTGATGGTGTAAGAAAATTAGCACAACTTAGATTAATGGAACAGGTGGTCGAGTCTGATGGCAAGTATGGAGAAAAGATTGTAAAACAAATCAGAGTGCTTGAGCCTGGACGATATGAAATTCATAGAAAAAATAATAAAGGCGAATATAAATTACATGATGAGGGTGAGATGAGCATAAAAGACAAGATTCCTTTTTCTGTTGCATATTCAAATAGGGTTGGAATGTATGAATCACGCAGCCCCTTATATGACATTGCAGAACTAAACCTTAAACATTACCAAATACAGAGTGACCTTGATAATATTCTGCATATCAGTTCTGTTCCATTACTTGCAGTCTTTGGCTATCCAAATGCAGATGAGATAACGACAGGCCCCAATGAAGCATTATCATTGCCACCTGAATCAAGAATGGAATATGTCAGCCCATCGGGTGACAGTTATGATAGTCAGTTCACAAGATTGAAAGATATTGCAGATCAAATAAATACTTTATCTTTGAGTGCAGTGCTGGGTCAAAAGCTAGTTGGCGAAAGTGCCGAGGCCAAAAGGATTGATAGATCACAAAATGACAGCACAATGATGGTCATTGCCCAACAAATGCAAGACTTGATTGATAACTGCCTCAAGTTTCATAGTGAGTATTTGAATGAGCCTAATGCTGGTAGTAGTTTTGTTAATAGAGACTTTGTAACCGCAAGACTAGAACCGCAGGAGATCCAAAGTTTACTTCAACTATTTACTGCTGGTACTATTAGTCAGGAAACATTGCTTACACAATTAAGTAGTGGTGAGATTCTTGGCGATGATTTTGATGTGGAGGAAGAAGTAGAGGCAACGCAATCTGGTGGGCTGATCGAAATGGAAGTCCCAGCCCAAACTGATGAATCATAATAAATGGCAGTTCCAGAGGCTTTCTATCGTGAAGCGATTGACCTGAACAGGTACAGCAATAAAGTTCAGTTTCAAATTGCAAGTCAGTTTAATGAAGTAATTTTAGATGTTTTACGGAAGATAAGAGATTTAGAAGGCAATAGCCCAACTACAACCGCAAGACTACGATCAATATTGGCTCAAATGGTTGATAGTTTGAAAACTTGGGAGAATGAAAGTGCAGCTTACATGATTGATGAACTGCAAAACTTGGCAGAGTTTCAAGTTGGATTTGTTAAGGATCAGCTGCAAAGAGTGTTACCAAAAGGAGAGTTCCAAGTAAACACTGTTGCTGTTTCACCTGACTTTGCAAAATCTATTGTTACAAAAGATCCAACTGCTATGACTATTAGATTAAGAGATAAAGATGGTGTATTTAGGTCTTCTCAGTTTGCTTTAACTGCAAAAAGAGGATCAGAAATTTCACTACCAAATGGAAAAAATGTAAAAAAATCATTTAGAGGTATTGCTGATGATTCAGCTTCAAGACTTTCAAAAGCAATCAGGCTAGGTGTTTTAGAAGGAGAGTCTTTGCCGAAAATTGTGAGAAGGTTAAAAGGGCCAAACCTTAGATTCAATGCCAAACCACAAAATGCAATTGCATTGAACTCTGCATTAAAAAATTCTGAGGGGATGCTTTTATCAAATAAACAAATCCAAACTGTTGTAAGGACAACTGTTAACCAAGTACAAAATGCATCAAGTCAGGCGGTGTATGCAGCAAACAAAGATATTACTGGCAGATATCAATATGTTGCAACGCTTGATGCGAGGACAAGTTCTATTTGTCAAAGGTTAGATGGTCAGTTATTTAGATATGATCAAGGGCCTGTTCCTCCGCAACATTTTAATTGTCGTTCAACTACTGTTCCTGTTATTGATGATGATGATTTAGCAAAAGCTTTTCCAAATACAAGACCAAGTGCAACAGGTCGTGTTCCACAAGATACAAACTATGCAACATGGTTAAAAGATAATCCTGATATGCAAGAAAAGGTGTTGGGGAAAAAGAAGAGATATTTCAATTATTTAATGAGTTCCAAAAGAGGCTCGAAACAACTTAACGCCACAAACGCCCTAAAAAAAATTATCCGTGAAGATGGAACAGAGCTAACATTAAAGGACTTAGCTAATAAATACAAAGATGCCAATTAGAAAAGGGAAGTCACAAAAGACAATCACTGGTAATATTAAAATGTTGATGAAAGAGGGCAAATCGAGATCCCAAGCGGTTGCGATAGCTTTATCAACTGCTAAAAAACGTAAAAAGAAGTAAAATATAAATAATTACTTTTCTTTATCATGTATGGTAAGGCTAAAAAAACCAAAAAAATTAAAAAAGGAGGCAAAAAGTAATGGGATATACGTTTAAAGTTCAGACTTATGATGAGTCAAAGCCAAAGGTTGAAAACTGCGAAGTAAAGCCTAAAGCTGTTAAACCTAAAAAGAACAAAAGTAAATAAGTGTGGCTTTCTTCCGTGACATATCAAAAGTAGATTGATATATTGAATATTAATTATTGTTAAAATTTTTTATGTCAGAAGAGCCAATCAAGCCAAACCCTTCTCCTGAACAATATGCAGCTTTACAGGAAGAATTACAGAAATTAAAAGCTAATAATGCAAAATTATTAGATCAAAATATCAAAGCAAAAGAGGCAGGGAAAGCTATCCCTCCAGATGTAGATGTAAATGCCTTGATTGCTTATAAGCAAAAAAAAGAACAGGAAGAACTTGAGGCACAGGGTAAATATGAAGAGGCAAGAGAAAAACTTGCAACGCAATATCGAGAAGCAGAAGAATCTAAAAACAAAAGGATTCAAGAGCTTGAGCAAGAAAAAAGGAAGCTTGAAGTTGAAGCCCCTGCCGTCAGTGCATTAGCTGATGTTGTACATGATCCACAATATGTCTTGTCAAGAATAAACAGAGATCAACTTGCAAGAGAATCGGATGGCACTGTTGTTATCGTTGATGGTTATAACAGAACCCCTGTTAAAGATTGGGCGCAACAAAAAATGCCTCAATGGGTACAAAAAAACCCAAGACCACAGGGCGGTGGTGCTACAACAACAAAGGTGACTGCTGATGTTATTACAGGAGAATCTAACCCATTTGCTAAAGAATCTTTCAACTTAACTGAACAGGCTAGATTATATAGAACAGATATTAATAAATATAATATGCTCAAAAACGCAGTTAGCGGTTAGTATAGAGACAACTTGTTTGTATAAGTTAGGTGTTGTCACCGAAAAGTAAAAAATTATTATAGAAATCTCATGGCTACATTGAGGTCGGATTTGATAATACCTGAAGTGTTCACCCCCTACTTAATTGAGGAGACAACTCAAAGAGATGCCTTCCTACAGAGTGGGGTAGTAACACCTTTGGCAGAATTAAATCTTTCAGCAGAGCGTGGGGGGGATTTTGTTAAGATTCCTGGTTTATTTTTATTGGGACTTATGTTGGCAACAGCATAATGAAACAAGGTGAATTGCTGGAAGTCCACCATTAAAGGATAATCAGCAGCCAAGCCAGCCCACAAGCTGGAAGGTTCAGAGACTAGAAGCCGACAGGAAACTGAGTAATGCTTCCACGAGTGCCTTGCAACCCTCTGGGTTGAAGATATAGTCCGACCTACATCAATGGCAAAGATGTAGAACCGAAAGATAAAGAGCTTTCGGGATAACAAAAGTGTTCTACAAAGCAAACCTATCTGGAGACTTTGAAGTTCTCACAGATTCATTATCATTAACACCTGGAAAGATCACAGCTGATAACCAAATCGCTGCTGTTCTTCATAGAGGTCGTGCATTTAGTTCAAGAGACTTGGCTGCATTAGCCGTTGGTGGTGGCCCTGATCCAATGGCTGCTATCGCACAAAAGATGGCTGCTTATGTTAACAACCAGAAGCAAAAGGATTTATTCTCTTGTTTAACTGGTGCATTTGGTTCTATCAACTCAAACTCTAGTAGTTCTGCACTGTTTGATCTTTGCATAGATTCAGAATCAGGTGACACTCCAACAACATTAAGTCCTCGTCATATTGCAAAGGCAAAATCTTTACTTGGAGATCAAGGATCAAAACTAACAACAGTTGCGATGCACTCCAACGTCTATGGAGATTTGTTAGAGCGAAATATGATTGATCGCATCTATGACAACACAGGCGCACCCGACACAGGAGCGACAGGTGGTAGCACAGTCAGAGCATTTGATGGCCCTAATGTTGTGGAAACATTTGGAGGTCTTAGAATTATTGTTTCGGATGATGTTCCAACAACAGGTTCTGGTGCTTCTACGGAATTCAGTACGTTCTTTTTTACAGAAGGAGCAGTTGTAACAGGAGAGCAGGCTCCAATCAGAACACAAACAGATAGAGACATCCTTGCTTTAGAAGAAGCAATGGCAGTGGATCTCCACTACATCTATCATCCTGTAGGTCTTAAATACGCTGTTTCAACAGTAAACCCAACAAGAACTGTGTTGGAAACTGTTGGTTCATGGTCGAAAGTTTATGAGACTAAGAATATAGGAATCGTCAGGGCGACCAACGTATCCAATATGGATTAACCGAAAACCCTTACTATAACTAGGATTTTAAATCATGGCTTCTATTTTTGAAATTGGTGCTGGTAGTTTAATCGGCCCAACAGACGGTGGTACTGTAACTCAGGCTACTAACAAATCAACAGGTGTAACTCTCAACACTGAGAGTGGACAGATCACAATGAATGATGCGGCCTTATCAGCTGCAGCAGAAGTATCTTTCACAGTAACTAACAGCAAGATTGCAGCAACAGATGTTGTTGTAGCTTGTCATGGTTCTGCAGGTACTGCTGGTTCATATTTAGTAAACGCAAACGCTATAGCTGCTGGCTCTTTTGCAGTCACAGTTTCTAATGTTTCTTCTGGTTCACTAAGTGAAGCAATTGTCATTAACTTTGTAGCTCTAAAAGGAGCATCAAGCTAAATGGGAATGTACGCTTTTAGGCGTATGAGAGCGAGGAATGAGGCTGCTGTTAAGGCAGCTTCATTAACTCCAACTCTTGAAAAGCCAAAACTAAAATCTAAACAAAAAAAGGTAACTGCAAATGGCAATAACAATAGTAGCCACAGTAGGTAGTGCATCAGCTAATAGCTATGTCACTCTTTCAGATGCAAATGCTATTGTTGAGGGGCTTGTATTAAGTGACGATGTTTCAGTCTGGGACTCAAGTTCTACTGATAACAAAAACAGAGCTTTATATACAGCAACACAAAGAATAGATCGAGAAAAGTTTTTGGGAGCTAGGGTAGACGATACCCAAGCACTTGAATGGCCTAGATCGGGAGTAAGGAAACCTGATACTTACACCAACCTTTATGGCTTATCTTTTCCAAATAGATTAGTAGCTGATTACTATACTGATACTGAAATTCCAGATCGTGTAAAGAAGGCACAAGTTGTTTTAGCGGTTTATCTAAATAACAACAGGAACGGCTTGGAGTTGAGCGGACTGGAAGATTTTGCAACAGTAAGCATCGGCAATATAAACGCAACTCCTAGATTTTATGGAGCTACTGGTATTGATCGTATTCCACCGATAGTTGATCATTACTTGATGGGTATTAGAATAGGTGGAAGAGCAAACTTATCTATCAAGAGGTCTTAAAAATGGGTTACGGCTACGACTATCCAGCAGCAATTATTATTACAGATACAAATGCCCATACTGGCAGATTCGGGAAGGTGCATTGCTTAACAGATGCCAGTGCTACTTTTGTTGCTGAAAACATAACAGAAAATGGATCTGCTACTGTTGCAGGTATCACGATGAAAGCATCTTCAGAAGTTTGTGGTGTTATTACAAGCATCACTCTTGCCAGTGGTCAGGTTATTGCTTATTACTTATGAGTCTTGCTAACGCCCTAAAAAAAGCAGCATCAAAGACTCTAAGCAAACTTGGAGGTGATGTAACTATCAGAAAAGTAACAGCTGGTAGTTATAACACGACCACTGGAGCTATTACAGAATCAACTTCTGATACTACGATTAAGGGTGCGTTAACAAATGTAAATAGATCTGAGGTTAATGATCTAATCGAATCTCAGGATAAAAGATTAACAATATCAGCAGGGGATTTAACATTTGCCCCAACAACAAAGGATAGAGTAGTTATAAGCAATGTTGAATTTAAAATTATTCAGGTTACGACAAACGAGCAAAATAATACGGCTGTAAGTTTTGATCTTATCTTGAGGTAGTTATGGTTAGAGAAATAAAACTAACAGAAATAAATAATTTTTTTGAAGAAGATGTTGTCGACCTTGTAGCTGCGACAACTTTGGAGTGGACAGCAAGAGTAAAAAAAGCGACACCAGTTTTTTCTTTAGATAACTATTCTGATCTAGATTCTATACCCAATTTTTTTACGTTGCCAAATGGTCAAGTAGTACCCTTTAAAAAATCTTTATTAGATCGTGGAACTGGTGGCGAACTTCGTGAAGCATGGCAAACGGACATTAAAAAATTCAAGGGAATTATCTCAAATAATAAACCCTACGCAGAACCAGTTTGTTATGGCACTAACTTGCCACCCTCATGGGGAGGATCATACAGAACAAGACAAAACACTCAAGCTGGTTTCCCAGAACTTATAGGAAAAGAACTTGAAAACTGGATGAAAGATCAATTCGGGAGGAATTAAATGGCTGCTGTAGATTTAAATACCGTCAGATCCACAATAGAGGCAAGACTAGCTACAGAACTTGCATCAAGCCCTGCAATTCCTGTTGTATTTAACAACATAGAACTAGTACCTAAAGCAGTGTTGTTCGCCCCTGTTGTGTTTTCCTTTAACGCATCTAAACCTACACCAGTATTATTACTTGCAGTAGTATTTTCTCTA